GGGCATTTGCTGTGCGAGTTACAAATTGCAGGGGATATTACTCGCCTACGGGTTTTTCTATAGACAGGAGATTCTTAATTTCAAGTATCTGCCCTCTAAGTCTATCTGTTACATCCTGTGATTGAGGATTGTCATTCTTTCTACGCAATTCATCCAGTCTTGCAATATGATATTCTCTAATTGCAATCCATGTGGGAGAATTTGTATCTACTTTAGGTTTTTCTATCATTTCTGATAAGCCTGTCCATTTGGCGCTCTACCTGCCGGTTCAGTGGGAGGAGTTAACACCTGTTTAGATAATTGCGTTTGTACGTTTAATTTTTGAGCTGTTTGCGCCAATTGAGATTTGATTTCAGCGACACTGATTTGAGTCGATTGCGATAGTTCCATAATCTTCATGTCGCGTTCCATCTGCTTCATTTGAATCTCATGTTGACGATCAACCTCTGCCTGTTGCGCTTTAAATTTGAGTTCTTGCATAGCGAGCGTTTCTTTAACTTGCATCTCCGCCATATCAGTAGATTGCAAGAATTTCGCTTTATCCATCTCACCAGCAGCGCGAACTTTAGCCACTTCAATCTGACCTGCGACTTTAGGGTCTTGCGGTGGATTTTGTTGTGCTTGCGCTTGCATCTGTTTAATTTCTTCTTCGCTAAATTTAAAGCGTTTACTATCAAGGCGTTGCGCTTTAAATGCTTCATCAATCCATTTAGCAGGATTGATTTGGAAAGCTGGGTTCATTACGAGAGCGCCTAATTGCATAATGGCTTGATGTTGCGCATCACGCTCAAACAGAACTGTTGATCCACGAGCTTCAATATTAAAATCACCTTTCAATTGCTCATCACCGTAAAGCATAATCCATTCATAATAACGTGTAATGTGTGGAACAGTGACGCGATCATCAAAGTTACGAGCAATGTTTCTGCGAATAGTTCCAGCGTTATTCTGAAGCATGGTCATACCGCCAACAGTATCTGGAGCATTGCCTTGCTGACCTTGTAGCATCATCGGTAAGCCGGTAATGTCCTCAGCCATTTTCAGCGCGTACTGAATGATTGCCATCAAATCCTGTGTGATGATGGGAATAATGATTGAGCTTATTGCGCCACGCGCATCTTGTATTGGGGAATCGGGTGACAATCTAAGTAATGCACCGCTACCCACTTCAACTAATCCACCATCAGCCGATTCAACTCCATCGGCAATAATTGTGGTAGGTCTACCGCCTTTACCTGCGTTATCGAGTAAATTACGAGTAGCCGCGTTAATAATACGTTGAGGTTCTCTTACTTGACGTGCAACACCGATACCTGTCCAAGTATCATTCATGGGTTGCCACACCATTACATCATAAGGGAACTCACCGCTTTCCAGTGGGTTCATGGTAGCTTTGATAACGCGATTATTGACAATGACAACCACAACATCATAAGTATCGCTATCACCACAAGTACAATCAGCAGCTTCAAGGTCTTCTTTAGTAGCTTCGCCATAGTAGTACCACACTTCAAATCTGTCGCCAAAGTTAGTCTTATCACGTTTCTTTTCTAAATCGTCGTCAGCACCTTCTTTAAGGACTAACTCAATTTGAGAAGAAATGTAACCTTTTGCTTTGCGTAAATTACGCAATTCTTTTTTCGTAATATAATCACGTTCCCAAACAAAACTGCCGCTGTGAATGTCATCTCCACACGCAGGATCGGGATAAAAGTTTCTTACGTCAATACGTTTTGATGCTGGACGAATTTCAATAACTTTAACATCCGCAACACCCTCTGCTTGCATTTCACCTTGAGGTGTCGGCATTTGCTTTTGAAACATTTTATGTACAGAGTTTTGCTCATCAATAATTGGATAACAGCCTTTAACAACACCTGTACCCAGAATAGCTGAATCTCGAAGTACCTTACGCACTTCACGATTCCAATGCGCTTCAACAAGCCAATCTTCAATTTGTTTTTGAGCTTCTTCTGCTTTTTTCTTTGCGTCTTGTTTAATCGTTTCTTCAAATTGCTCAACAGGCATTTGTTGATTCTTATACATCACGATACCGACATCAACGGGTTTTACTTGCAGTAATTCCATTGTGGCAGGTTTAGGCGTTGGGCGAACTTCAAAGTTTGCATCATCAACTGGAAGGAGCATATCAGCAAGTGACATGGCAGCAATATCTGTGTATTGCTTAGTGATATTCATAAACACGTTTGAGCCAATTCGCTTTCTATTTACACGCGAATAGCCGCCACGATCTACAAGATTTTTGGTAATGGAGGTACTGACTTCACCACGGTTGGCATCATCAATACCCTCATAATATTCACTGTCTTGATCCCAAATTTCTTCTATGCCCGATTTCTTACGAGCTTGGATAGCCTTCTGTCTTTTGGACAAAAGTGCTTTTCCGAATCGGTCTAGTCTGTCAATTTTAGAATCGTCTATCATCTCTTAGTTCCAGTTAAAGGAGTTTGCTCTGTCATCACGACATGGCGTAACATCATCTCGACGTTAATTATAAAGCATTTTAGATAATTTCGTTAATAGTTGCTTTCGCAATATCAATGACAGTATCTTGAGGAATTTCACGAATATTTTCAACGTGTTGCGCTGCGCCTGCAATATCACCATGTGACACATCAGTAACTGCGCCAGCCGCTTCATCAACGGCTTTCTTTGCGCCATCTGAAACCTTGTGAACCATATTATCAAAAAATGACATGACTATCTCCAATTAAATTAATATCCGACACCGCTATCATACGGTTGCCATCTTGGCGCAGCAACAGGAGCGCGTCTATCTTCATTGCTTAAACTCTCAGCATTGACTGCTAAATATCTAAAGGCATCTGCACTATGACTATAAGTGTCATGGAGCGGTGCGCCTGCTTCATTTGTTCTTGGGTTGATACTTCGACGATAGCGCTTTAAACATTCGAGCAATCGAATTGCGTGTACCTTATCAAAATAACATTGCGAGAACATTAAACGAGCCGCCTTAATTCCCGATTCAATTGGCATATTAGGCGTTATCTTTACTTTACGTCCAAATGCCTTTAAAAGTTCTTCTGTACTTTTACCGGTTTTAAAATCTTTAGTGCGCCCGTCATGTGGCAGGTAATCATACCCCCAATTATACTTCTTACTATTCAATAGTCCAGCATAATAATCTAAGGTCTTGTGGTCATCCTCAATACTTTCAATGATCCGAATCTCACTTCGGACTTTTTGTACTAAGAGAATTGACATCGAGTCGTTCCAACCCAAATCCCAAATAGCATGAACTTTAAGTAATGGATCATAAGGAACATTACAAATTCTGCCGTGCATCGTTGCAGCGTTAACTTCATTCGCATAAATAGCACCTGTTACAGCACTGCGGCATTTACCAAGCCAAATGTTATCATAGTCCTCTGGATTGGTTGTCATGCAATGTAGACGCTCTGCTTCAAGCTCTTTAGGAAAATAAGGATTATCACTAAAGTTCATTTCAACAACAGTTGCACTTGGCGCAGGATTAAGTACAAAACGTGTGTAAGTATCATCCGTATCTAAGTCTGGATTGAAACTCACCCAAATCTCAGAATCATCTTTACGAATAGTAGGAATAAGAATATCCCAACTTTTCTTACTTACCGTTTGCGCTTCCTCTACCCATACAATATCACAGCCTTCAATAGACTTGATAGATTCAACTGTATGTTGCGCTAAACCGGCAAACATAAACAGCGATCCATTCATTCCACGAATCTCTGTTTCAAGGACAGTAAAGAATGCCCCAAGTCCAAGTCTTTGAATTTGATCGGATAAAAGCAAATGCACTGATTGCTTGATACTTTTTTGAATCTCCCGTGTGCATAATACGCGCATGGGTTTTTGAGCCGCTAAAAGAATCAGTGCTTGTGCAAAGTTATAACTTTTCCCGCTGCCCCTTCCTCCGTGTGCTACTTTATAACGTTTCGGAGCAAACAAGAATTGGAGTTTCTCTGGGAAATGTACATCTAGGTTTTCAGCCATTGTTTATTGTCGTATCGGATTTAATGAAGTTTAAAGTAATACATGGTAAATCTGCACCATCCTTACCGCTGTGTTCAATCTTATCAACGAACATACCCATATTCTTAGCAAGTAATTCACTGGCTCGAATACGCGCATCTAACTTAATATAATCACCATTTTCATCTTTGTTACTGCGGACGAGTTTAGTCCAAAATTCCTGTATCTCAAAAATAGATGCAATATTAGCCGCGTACTGTTCTCGAATCTCGGTCACAATCGCATGATGACTGGAAGTTACTTCTCCCATTTCTTTCCACGCTGCTTGCACATTAGGATTATTGAGAAGGGTATAGGCTTGTTTACTTGCCGCCTTATCTGAATATCCCGCTGCAATAGCCGCTTTAGTACCGTCCTGCCCATTACCTAAGTAATGGGTCAAGAAAGCACGTTGCTTGGAAGTGAGCTTGCTTAGAGCTTCAAAATCCATATTACATCATCGCAGGTCTAGTTGGTTTACCCATAGGCGCGGCTTGTGCTGGCGCACCGCCCATACCCATACCGCCTTCTTCACCGCCAAAGCCTTTGGTAAATAATGACTCAGCGCTTGCTGATCCCCCACCTTCTAAAAGACCTTTGGCAATTTTCAAAGCATCGTTAAGGTCACGCGCTTTTTGAACACCTGCGCCCATGCCTTCTGCCATACCTTCCATTGCGCCTTCACCACCTTCAGCCATTTGCTCTTGTTGGTTTTCAGTTTCAACAGTGTATTGACCTTGTGCATCGCGTGTAATTGTAACTGCTAATTCTTCCATTTTCATTCCTAGTTAAAGGGCGCTACGGTATGTAGCGCCATGGGTATTATAAAACGTATTTACTTTAATACATCAGTTTCATCTTTAAACTTTTGCTTCTTTTCTTTTACTCTTTCAATTCGAGCATCGTACTTCTCTCTAACAATTCTACGTTCTTCTTCACCCAAATTAGGATTAGCGCGTAATTCCCTAGTTCGTTGAGCCTTAATACCTGTAATCATATTATTAAATGCTTCAATTTTTTTATGTCTTTCAAACTCAACATCCACACTTTTAAGAGATAAACCGGTAAACAAATGAATAAAGGCTTGTTCCTCTGTTTTCTTAGGTGAACCATCTTTATTCATAATCCCTTCATAACTTGATGGAGATTGTGATTTAATAATAGTTGCAATATCACCTTTTGAACCAAGCATTGGTGGCATCATCATACCGTAAGTATATTCAAGAATTGTTTGCAATTTCTGCGCTGATGTATCATTTTCATCAATAATTTGCTTACCAGTAAAAGCATCTCTGTTTGTATCAATAGCCACAACTGCTTGTGTTATTGGACTACTAAATACACCTATTGCATCTGCTAAAGTACGCAATTCTGCAACATCTTGATTACCTACTAATTTTGATAAGGCTTCAACCCCTTCCGCTGTTTTACCCCAAGGGAATAAATTTTTCATATCAATTAATTGAGTTCTACCTGCGTCATCTTTTATTGGTAGAATCCAGACACTTCCTCCACGTTGCATACGCTCTGGTAATAATTTGAGAATAGCTTTTAATTTATCCTCACCGTCATCACCAAAATCAGCCGCTGCCGCAAGAGATAATGCGTAACCTAGCATATAGTAAGGTAACAATGCAGTCGGTCTATTAGCAAGTGTTCTAAGTGTTGATTCAAATGATTTTATTGTCCAAGTAATAAATGGAATACCCATTGGAACAGTTCTCAACCATTTTGCCCATCTAGGAATAAAGCTATAATCAAATAATGCACGATGAGCCATAACCGCTGCTGTTCCATCCGTAGCGCCTTTGGCTTTCATATCAATGAATTTTGCTACCTTAAAAATCATTTCAATATTTTGATGCAAGTTATTTGCACTTCTTACTGTTTTACCTGTTAAGTATGAAAGTTCTCTAAACAAATGCGTCATTGAAAACCAATCCATATCTTTATCGCTAAATTCAGCTTCATTCTCAAGTAGCCAGTCAGTAATACCTTTCAGTTCTTGATTACTAAATGTGGCTTTTCTACCGCCCATATCCACCATTTTTTGGTAATTTTCACCATTGTTCAATACTTCTTTAAATGCTTGAATAACTCGCACAGGTACTTTATCAAATCTAACACCACTGGTATGAAGAAGAATACCGTTTGATAATAAGTTAGTTACCTGTGTTGGAATATTTACCGCAACATGAGAAAACTTAAAGGCGCTTGTAATTCTAGCGAGAAGTCCATTATTACCAAAGAAGTTTTCAAGCGCTGTTTGCTCACCCGTTGCACCATAAGTATTGATAGTACCTACTAAATCATCATAAATAAGTTTATGGACAACAAGTCCTCTAAGCGATCCATACTTAGCAACATTAGGCATCTTGATAAAATCACTTGGAATAGCATCCATATTTTGTAACGCCTGTGACGCTGCGCGTTTCATCATTTGCGCCAAATCCTGCATAGCTTTTCTATCTTCTTCTGGAACAGAGTAAGATTGGTCAAGAATGCGATCTGCTTCTTTATCTAAGAAATAAGGTGTAACTTTACGAACAACAGTTTTCTTAGGCGCACCTTCTAACGCACTATTAGTTGCCTTATAGTTAATGACCCCATCGTCATCAAATATAGCGGTTGGACGATTAGTAGTAGCATCTAACTCAATATTGATAAGTGATTGTTTCCAAACCCATTTTTCATTATCTGAAATTTGGTTAAAGAATTCCATCATAGCAATATCGCGTAGTGGAATACTGATTGTGCGAGATGCTAAATAAGCAGGATTTTTAACTTCTCCTTTTAATAATCGACGCACTTCTTCGGGTAAATTATTATCACGTTTTTTAGCGTAACCCATTGACGATAAGGTTTTACCGCTTCCAAGTGATTGATATCTATCGCTACTTTGAATAATATGTTCCAAATATACGCGAGGTAAATAACGACCTTCATACATTTGATATGATTCTATTGGAATAATATTGAACTCAACTAATTTCTTACCGATGATTTGGATGGCTTCTTTTAAATCTTTAGCCACCTGTGCCATTTGACGATCCATAATAAAATCAGTGGTAGCTTTATTATCAGTCAAATAAGTATAGATTTCTTTAGAATCCTCCTTAGTGGCATTTTGCAAAGTTTCAAATACATTGCGGACAATATCATCAACATTATCAATCTTACCTAATGTTTTGTAACGCATACCTAAGTATTTACCAAGTTCGGGTAATTTCCCCATTGTAGTTAAATACTTATTGATAAGCTCATTAGATTTATCATTGAGTCTGCGGAAACTATCAAATCGACGAAGCTGTTGAGTTACCCAATCCTTTTCTTCTTCAAGAGAAACATCGTCTGGGTAATTATCTTTATTATCAACTTCTTCTGGAATAGGCTTGGCATTTTCATAAGCCGTATAGCCTGTAGAGCGATTGACAATCTCGCCTTCTTTGGCTTTTTTACTAAACTTTACACTAGTACGGGTTGCCCCAGTAGTTTCTCCAACTCCTGTTCCTTCTTGGATGTTTCCACCATTTTGTTTAATATTTTGGTTTTCTGTTGCTCTATCTCCGCTTTGCTCATTTGATTCTGAAAGTTCGCTAGGTCGTTTAGATAATAATTCAACGATTTTTCTGTAAGTGTCATTGTCAATTCCTTCCATTTGTTTAAATTCTGATAACATTGATGAAATGTCATCCTGTTTTTTAGCCAATGCTTTTTCTTTAGATAAGTTTCCTATGCTACTTGCTGAAACATATTTAGCAGTTTTTTCAGTATTAAAACCTTTAAAGCAACCAACTGTTCCTAATTTATCACAAGTAGTACACGTCCAAAGTCCTTTTGCTTCTTTATTTAATACCTGTACAAAACTTGTCCCTGTTTTAGTGGTTACATTTTCACTATCTACTGGGCAAATACGTTTTGACATATCCTTATATTTTTCGGGATACATTTCACGAAGTTTTTCTCTACTCCATTCTTTACCTTTTAAATTAACAGGTAGATAAACAGAAACTCTATCATCAACTTGAGCAATCATCTCTGGAGTAAAATCGTCCGTTAGTGTAATTGCTAATTTGAACTCTGGGTTATTTAAAGCTAAATCAAAATTAGTGGTATCAATAGATAGCATTTTTAAGTTGCGATCATTAACTTGTTTTAAAAGTTCTGGTCTTTTTGAAAATACTTGTAAATTCACCCCTTTTTCATTAAGCAATTCAATCACTTTTAATTGAGATGGTGATAATTCACCTTTATCATTCAATCTTAATGTTAACTTTTCATTAAAAGCTGCTGTTAATGAGTATTGGTCATATATTCTATTTGCTAATATTTCTGGATATTTAGATGCCATGTACTCAGTATATTCTGCTTTTAATAGCTCGGAAGGTCTACCATTTGCTAAGGCAGCATAACAATGTTCAGCGCAGGCTTTACTTGGATCACAATTTATAAATGAGCCTGCTACATCATTTTCAGCTTTTCTATTATCTCCAACAAAATCATAGGCTTTTCCTAGCAATTGGATTTTCTTTTCTCTGTCTTTACCTAAGAAAACCTTTAACGTAGCATATCGAGAAATATCATCTTTTCTCCACAATGTTCCCGATGTTAATTTATCAATAGTATCTTTGTTAGATTCATAATTTTCAGATAAATGATAAATCTGTCTAATTACCATAGACTTGACAGCCACCATTGCCCAAGGAGTTCCTTTAAATTCCTCAAGATTATCACTAACACGTTTCAATTCATCTTCTGGAAGTCTATCAAGATAATCCATAACTGCTTTATGAGCATCTGGATTTTCATCTTTTAATCGTTTTAAATTACCAACAATTAATGAACGATTTTCAGCTTTAGCAGCCAATATTGCATCTGATTCAGATTGATATTGAGTTTGTTTAGATAACATTTCTGGTGCTTTACGCAATGTCGCTTCAGCAATATAAAGCAAATCTTGATCGCTTAGATTATTTGCCCATTGGATAAATCCTAGCTTTTGTGAAGCAGGGAACATTTTACTCATATTGCGAAGTGCATTTTTGAGCCATGCTTTGAATCTTTGAACAATTTTGAGTTTGGGCGCATATTTAATTAAATAGGCAAGTGTTTCTTCGCGCAAATCTTCTTGAGGAGTATCTGCATCCAAGGCATCTTGTCTACCTTTAACAGCCGCTGGGTTTTTAACTTTTACTAAGTTGTCAGTTTCTTTTAAGAAATTTTCAAATTCAGCTTCATTAGCTCCCATTTTAAGCATATGCACACTTACTTCGTGCATCATTAAATAATGTAAGTCTTTTTCTTTATCAATGTTTTCCGCAACAAAATAAGTTTTACCATTAGCAGGATTATAAAATGCTTCAATGTCACCGTTTTTACTGTAACTAACTTCCACTGCATTTTCAATAATTGCTTGAGCTTGCTCGTCGGAGATAATCTTAAACATCCCTGTGCCAAGTAACCTATCAGTCCATCCTTTACCGTAAGCATCGTCACCGGCTTTGGTCAAACCTTCTTTTAAAGATTGCTCGGTGTGAGTATTGGTAGCAGGTTGTTGAGTTTCACTAAAACGAAAATCGCTCTTTCTCCCATAAACAGGATTCTTAGCAAGTACCAATGAGCCGATTTGAATTATTTCATCTGCATAAATAACAGGTTGACTGTTTTCTCTATCGTAAAAATAAGAATGCTTTAATGGGTTCATACCTACTTGCACCCACTCTTTGTTATTCATTGCTTCTTCAGCTTTGGCTTTTGCTTCTTCAATTGTTGTACCTTGCCATTTACCCATCATGGTAGCAATTGTACCTTTTGGAGTACCGCCTGCTATATCCAAAGCATTTGTTTCGCCCATTCCAAAAGTTACTTCTTTAGCAATAGCAACAGATTGATAACCTGCGCTATCTCCAGCTTTAAATGAACTATCTGAAGCAGGAACAATAGTTCCGTTTTTAATACCCAGTGTTTCTTTAATATAACCTGTTATTGATTTTGGAATATGAATTGACACTACCCATGTGTTATGGTCTCTATAGGATGGGATATCGAGTCGCAATTGAATAATTTCCCCATCCTTAAATGTAAGCATTGGCAAACCGTATTTAGCCGCTTTCTTTGGCGATTGCCCTTTACCGTTTTCTAAAGCATAACGAGCTTCTTCCTCAGTAGCGATAGGCGGAAGTTCTTCATAAGGAGTCATTGGTAAAAGTTCATCTGATAATAACTCATATTCATACGGTGTTATCAAACCTTCTTTTAACTTTTTAGCCGCTGCTTCTAATTCTGGGATACGAGCCAATACATCTTTATGAGATAAACGTAAACGATGATTTTCTTCTTTATCTGCTACTGTTTTGACTTTGTTCTCAAGTTCATCAATGCGAGCAACAAAATCTTCTTCCCCCATATCAATTAGATTTTGACGCATCTCGTCAGACATAGGTTTAAAATCCCATGCTCTGGCTTTGCTAAATCGAATATCATTTGATTCTTTGCTAAACGCGCCTATGTTATCTGTGGCAGATTTGATTTGGTTATTGTGTAGTGGCACAAATGCAAAAAAAGCATTAGACTTTGCTATTTTTGGCGTATCACCTTCATCCACTATCATACCATCGTATTTAGTTCCTTCGGTTCTCTCAAAATGCCGCAATGCGGAAAATAATTTATCCGCCCAAATAAATGATAAAGGTTCAGAATCTCGGAGGTTGCTTAAACCTTCTGATAATCTTGGATATTTATTTGAAAAATACGGTATAAATTTAGTATTATAAAAATTGTTATCTTTTTTGTTTTGAGAATCAAATGGATTTCTAATATTTAAAAATAATGCCATTGGCTTTTTGCCGCTGGAATATACTTTTGCATAGTTCGGATCTTGTGTAAAAAAATTACCTTTATATTCGTTGAACTCCCAAAACTTTTCGCTAGTCCCATGATAAACCACCAACGGTTCACCATTCTCATCAACAACCTTAGACGCATTTTCTGGATCATTTTCCCAATCACCAAACCACTCTTTAAATTCTGGTGTTCTAACTTGCTCGTATTGAACCGCGTTTAAGTTTGAGGGTTTACCGTTAGGCGCAAGGCGTTGCTGCGATTTGGCTTTGCTGAATTTTAAACTTGAAGGCTTGATTAAATTTGGAATAGCTTTTGACATTTCGTATTTGAAGATATCAGTTCTATCGTACCCAAATCGGGGATGATCATATGCAAATTCATTAATATTTTTAGGAGAATATTTACTGTACAGCCAAACTATGTCGTTTAGTTTTGATAAATCTCCGTAAACTTCTTTTATTTTACCGGCTATTTGTTTTAAATCGTTTTCTGAAAACCCATTATGATTTTTCCCAAACACATTTATTGACAAGGCTTTGGCAAAATCATGAAGGCTTCCCTCAAGAAGGGTATTTCCTTTTTTATCAAAAGCCACCATATTAGGGTAATCTAAAAAATTATTTGGATTGTTAAATACAAGATATTCATCTTTACTATTTTTAAAAATAGTAAAGACACCTGTATTCTTAAATTTTTCAAATCCTAAATACTTTACCAAACTATCTATTTCTTTATAAAACCTATTTTTATATGTTTTGTCGGCAGATGGGTCATTAATATTTTCCAAAAATTCATTACGTCTATTTTCAAGACTACTTTCTTTTAATTTTGATGTGTAATTTGCTTTGGCTTCTTTTTCTTTATATTTCTTTCTAAGGCTATCTCTTTTTTCCCAAATATCTAGGTAGTCTTCAAAGTTTGCGCCATATATGCCCCATCCTTCAGCTACTCTTAATTCAATAGCGGCTCTATGTTCACGTTCAGCTTGTTTGGTAATTTCTTCTACATCACCTTTAGGATTACTTGCAAGTTTTTGTTTTACATATTCTTTCTTGGTGTAATCATCAATTTCTTTAACGTAATCAGATGTTTTTCTATTTTGATCTTTGAGATTATCAGTTTCCTCCCCATACCCTTTCTCAATAGTCACATTCGCCTGTTTAAGCGCTGCTGTGAGTGCTTTATTATCTTGGCTACCTAACTTAATGCTTACATCTTTTCTGCCGTCTACAAGCTCTTTATAAAGCTCTGGCGCATAGGCTTTGGCTTTGACTGGAAAAACGTGCGCATACAGATTGAATTCAGCCACAAGTTCTTTATCACTTGCTAAATAAGGATGATTAGCTTCCGCATCACCTAGAATTAATTCTTTAAGTGTAGCGCGTTCATCTTCAGTTAATTTGCGGTAATTCAGTAGTTGGTGATGAATAGCGTGACCGAGTTCATGTAATGTGGTGCGATCAGATTGGCTTGTTTGATAAATAGCCTGTTCAACTTGATCGTAGAATCCACCGATATTGCTATCTGTATTGATTAATGAAACCGATTCGAGATTAGGGTATTGGGTTTCATAGTCAATTTCAGTTTCATCAAATTTACTTTGAGCGCCTTTATCCCCATAGAACCAATGATTAGGATAAAGTTTTTTAAGCTCAAGTGGTGAGTTAGCAAGTTGCTCACCTTCAATTGTCACTTCACGCCCAACGGTAGCTTTGCCCTTACGTTCTGGTGCAAACAAATCACCAGAAGTTGTCATGCCTTTACCGAGCATTTCATCAACTACTGTATCAACTTCCAAATCAGCTTTACGTTTCTTTTCCGCTTTAATATCTGCAATGATTTTATCTTTTTCAGCTTGCGTCTTTGCATCTAAAATTGCGTTAACTTCTTCATTTGTATAGGTATTTAGAAGTTCATCTTGTTGTTGCTGTTCTAAATCATCCTCTCTATCGGCTAACATTTTGGCAATATCGTTATCAAGTCCTTGGAACGTATAGACTTTTTTCCCAGCTAATGATTGACGTAATTTAGCAATTAAATCGTTTTCCCCATCAACGTCATAACCTTTGCCGTTTAATTGTAACGCCATTCCATCAAAACCTTCGGAACTTGTTTTAGTAAAGTACCAACCTTTGAAATCAGAAAAACCCGCCCTATTTGCCATTTCGCGATTGATTCCGCCAAGTTTACCGATAGCAGTTTCAATAGGTTCTAAACCAGTTAGTGCCCGTAGGTTATTGACAGCAGGTTTTGTAGGTTTTCTA